CTCTTCCGTCAGCCCCATGCCCTTTAGGAGCTTCCTTGTTAATGCCATGTTCTATCTCCCTTTCCCTTGTCGGCGGTTCTTTGCCGCGACAGAACAAAAAATGTGGCAACAGTCGTTTCTTCACTGTTACCACATTTATACCTCATATTTTAGGCTCTCTTACGCAAACTTTCAGCCATTTTTCAATTCATCCTCTACGATCTGCCGGTATTCGGATGCATGGTCAGCCGCTGCGGGCTTCAAATACGGCTGTGCTTTATTACCCGCCGTCCAGTGCCAGTTCCCCTTTGCGTCCTGATACGCCCACGGCGTAGGTCTCCCGCCCGGATAATACTTACCAGTTCCGAGTTCGACGTATGCGGCATATTCCGTGTCACTTCCGATGTATGCAGCCGGTTCCCCTTCATCCACGCGATGCGTGATACTGTTCCTCAGATTTCCGGTGTCGACCGGGCAAAGCCGCTTTGCATACTTTTCAGCCGTCATACCGATCTTTTCGATGGCGCGAATCAGCGCGTCGTGCATAGCGGACTTCACTTCTTCGGAATTGTCGGTGAATTTAATATCCATCTACAAAACCTCATCCGTATTGTTTTTGTAGGTGTAACTCATTTCTTTTTCCGAATGTCACCCTTTGACCACTCAAACTTCTTTCTGTTTTTGGCACCCAAAAGTTTCTTGACATCTTCTTTTGTCAGATTATTGGTTTTCATATTCTGTATTCCTCCGTTTCGTCATACAATCCGTTTCTCTTCTGCCAAGCAATAACATCTTCTCTCGATGCAAACTCAATATCTTTCTTTTCAATACCAGTCCATTTCATTTTCACAACAATGTCATCACCAACATCCGAAACATCGGTAATTTCAAAAACAGATCCTCTTTGAAGCAGGAACTCCCATTCTTTATCGGCTGAGCCACTTAGCGGATTTATCCACGCACCTCTACCAGTTCCGGGCGGTACATCAATTTCCATAAAAACATTGCCACTTGCAACCTTTTTTTTCAAAACTGTCGTGGAAACAAATCCGTCATCCACAAACTTTGATCCAACTTGCGTTGAAAGGTTCTCAAAAACATCTTTCTCACAAGTTCGATATACCTTAATGCCCTTTTTAAGTTCAAACCTCGATATAGAATCACCGATATGGTCAACCATTTCACGGATTCCAATACTTGAAACATCGTCCCAAGCCTTTACCATCTTTTCTGTCATATGACCGCGGAGCAATCCGTTGATGCCGGAATATCCATCTCCAGAATATTCGCCAATAGAGGTTGTTTCTTCACCGCTCAATCCATCACACCAAGAGCCAAAGGAACTTTTTCTATACTCTTCCAAAAGCCTGTCATATTCTTCTCTGTTTTCTCTTCGCAAACTTCTTGGAGGTCTTTCTCCAAAGAACTGGCTTGCTTGTTCTCCATCAGCAAATGTAGAATATGTTTCCGCTTGCTGAGCCATAGCCTTTTGCACTTGTTCCTTTTCCTTCCATCCAGCCCACTCCGCATAGCTCATATTCTCAATCAGCTCATTCCGTCCGGTCTCCTGGTTCCTGGCGCGGCGCTTGCCTCCGGAGGTGTCAATTCCCTCTATCACGGATACCAGCGTGCAGCGGCAGTTGTATATTTCTTCCGGTCTTCCTTGCGGGTCTCCTGGAAAACGGCAACCATTAGAAAACTTCTTATCGTTATCCACGACTTCACCATCGAGCATCGCGTGAGAATGGCGCGTCCTTCCGTCCAGCGTCGCCATCCATTCTTTGCGGCATTTAATCCCCATCTTTTCAGCCGCAAAATAAGAATCCATCCGTCCGGCGTTCTGCGCACCCGTGACTGCCGTTCGAGCTGTCCGGATAGCGGAATCGCGGTTCATGGTGACAATTCTGGATTGTAGATCATCTGCCATGTGCTTAATGCTCTTTCCCTGCAAAATGGAGCTTGTGACGCTGGCTGTGATCTGCTTTTTGCTCCATGCAAGATCAATTCCGCGCTTTAACGCTCTTTTCGGCGGGTAATACGGCATAAGCTCCGGCTGTTCCACAATCAAGCGCTTTACGGTCTGTTCGTCCCATAAGTCAAATCCGACATCGCCGGTCACCTGCTCAATGGTGTACGCCGCGAAATTCCGGTTCAAACTATAAATGCCCGGCGTTGCATCGTTGACATACGCAATAGCAGCAGCGTTTGTATTTGTCATGCGCTCTGCGACCTTATCCCGTAGAGCCTCAAAGCGATTTCCACGCCCGATCTGCGCAAGCCGCCATTGCTTGTATTGTTCCTCGGTGATATCGCCAGCGTCCATCCGTGCCTTTTCGGCTTCGTCACGGTCTGCGAACTTTGCGAAATACTCCTTGATGATATCCGTCATACCGTCATACGCTTCTTTGTAAGAATCATGTATCCGCTTTTCGAGCGCCTTTAACTCTTTTTCGGTGAGATCGTATCCCTTATCAGGTCTCATAGTTCACCATCTCCGGCGGCTCGAAGCTGCGCCAATATCCTCTGCCGCTTTTCTTTTCAGAATTTCGGCGACTTCTTCCTGCGTCAGCCACGGGAGCTTGTTCAAGATTGTCTCATCATCGAGGTAATTCGCGGCAAGAAGCACCATCTGCGTCTGCTCCAACTGGTTTGTCACCTTCGAGCGAGTGAAAGACGGTTCGTCTTCAATCCCAACGATTTTGAAAAGCGCCTGTAAGAAATCAATTACGCAGTATTCGAATTGATCGACCTTGTTATCCATCGACTGATATGCCGCATTGATCTCCGTCGCTGTTTTCTGCCCGCCTTGCAGTTTTGTAACGTCCAACATCTGAAAATCTCGGTACAGATCGTCGCTGATTCTGGAAAGAAGCGCTTCCCGAGCTTCAACCGGGATTGTGAGCGTATGAGCCTCCGCCTTCGCGCCGTCATCGTCCACAAGACCTACGCCAATTCGCCGCATGGACTCTTTGAACCGTGCCATATCGATCTCGTCCATGCCGCCAGCATTGGAGATCGTCCAGTAAATAACGGATGCATCATCAACCGTATTTGCAAAGCCGGATTTGATCAAGTCGTAGCAGTCAATCGCCTCGCGCTGACCAACCAGCTCAGACTGCTTTGCGCGGTTCCCGTACATAGGAATAATAGGGAAGCCCGGATAATTCTGATACGCCAGGAGTTCAGTCCCGTCAATCTCAGAAGTCGCTTCCACAGCCACATAGCCGCGCTTCGGCTCCAAGATCATCATTTCTTCCCCGCTCCGTCGGATGTACTGTGTAAATCCGTCAGGTTCGAAGAGCGTAGCACGCAGCGGCTTGCTTGTGCATACTTGCCAGAAACGAATGCCCGACCGAAGCTCTCCGTTTTCCTCATCCAGAAGCGGAACAAATTCTGTCACATCAAACACTTCAAGGTGATCGAGATTCCAGAAACCATAGGAAACGCCGCCGACAAGCGCGTCGTGTGCTGCGTCTTGGAGCCGTGTGTCAAACCCATCGCCCAATTTCGCTTTGTTTTCCTCTTTTTTCAGTGTCACTCCGTTTCCAAGCAAATACTGCGTTTCCTGCGTGACGAAATTTGCAAAGAAATTGCTCCGAAGCTTATAGTTCGGACTGTAGTTGTCCGGAATGACTTTCCCGTTGAGTGTATAAAGCAGCTTTTGAAAATTAGCAATCGTCACATTCCTGTGCGCGTCATACTCCTTCGCAATAACCGCCTGTTTGTATAAATCCGAGTCTTTGTGATTATTTATCGCGGACAGAACAAATTCCATCCGTTCCCGGTCAGACTTTTCCGCAACCTCTAAAAAATCCTGATATGTTTTCATCTTTTACCTCACCGCGCCAGTTCCGGCACAAATCTGTGTTCTTTGAAGTGCTTTTTCAAGACCGTCATCACCATGTACCTGATTTCGTCCATAGCGTGGTCGTTTTCCTTCACGACGCTGTCAGATTCTGCTTTTTCGTCCCACCTGTAAAGCGCGAATTCGCGGATGGCGTCCTCGCAGCTCTCATGGATTTTGAGTTTCCCGGACGCAATCATCTCAGCCGTTGTCTGTATGCCGGGCAGTACATCATTCACAGCCCCACGCACTTTGAACTCATGGTGCTTCTTTACGGTGGCAATAAAAGCGTCCGCCGACGGGTCTACAATCAGGCATTTTATATCCATCCCACCCGCGAGGCGCTTGACCTCTGAATAATACTCTTCCGGCGTTTTTTCTTTCCGCTCTTCTCGCCCGCAGTAATAATACTCTCCGATTCGCACCGCTTCCGTTTTCGTCACGCACCACAAGCCAGCCGAAAACGGATTGTGCGTGCCGTAGTCAATGGAAATGTAGTAATCGCCGGTGTCCGGTATGTCCTGCACGATGCAGGAATCTCCGAACATAGGGTATACAAGTCCTTCTGCCAGCGTCCATTTTCCAAGAATGTATCTATCGTAGAAAACCGTTCCGGCATATTCCTTCTTTAGGTTTTCTACGAAGGAAGGAGGCAAGAACGGATTATCATCAATTGTATAAACTTGGCTGAAAATATCTGCATTGCTGTCCAAGAACTTTTTCAGCCAATGGTTCGGATATTGCGGGTTATACGTTCCGTCAAAGCAGGAATACTCTTTATCAAGTCGACTTTTTAGAAGTGCAAAGACTTCTTCCGACCAATCTGCAACCTCGTCACCGTAGCAATACTTGATTGACGCACCGCGGATTTTCGAGACCTGAGATACCTTTTCCGCACCGAGGCAATAGCACTTCTCGCCAAATATCCAAGCAGTGTTATCGCTTGATATCGTTCCTACCAGCTTATCGCCGTAAAGATTTCGCATCGGCTCGAGCACGTTTCGCTCGATTGTGGATTTTGTGACACCGAGGATGACGGCAAGCCCATCTTTACCGGCACGCTCCCGAATACGAAGTGGGATAATCCATTTAAAATCAAGATACGTCTTCCCACTTCGAGTTGCTCCGCCCTTAAAGTTCCAGCGGTGATTTGCGTACCTCGCAAATTCAAGTTGTTTCTGACTTAACAGCATCTCTAAACTCCCTAAGCAGCCCATCCAGCTTATTCAGGCTGTCATTGCTGCTGGCCGTGTTCTTCGTTGCCTTGTCAACGATAATACCAAATGATGTCGCGATCTGGATCAGCGTCGCTGTAGAGATTTTTTCTGGGTCAGTCAGCGCTTTCAGGTGCAAAACGATAGCTTCCTGCATCGCGCCTTTCTGCGATTCCATGAAAGCCAGCATCTCAGCCGTGTTTTCCTCTTTTTTCTGCTGTACTTTTTCGCTGATATCTGGTGATGCGTCAACAATTCTCTTCACAGTCTGGTGCGTGACGCCATGCTTCTTCGCGACAGCGTTGTACGACTGCATTTCTACCCAGTCGGCAACTATTTTCTTTTTTTGCCGATCTGTCAACCTCGCAGCCATAATCACCACCTCGAAATAGTTATCCTTTTCACGCTCCACCGGATTGCGGTTTCCGGTGGAGCTAAGAAAAAGGAGGTTCCGCAGTACGCTGCGTAGCCGTTGAAAAGGATGAAAGCGCAGAGGATACACCTCTACGCTCTCAACGATACACTATGTTTAAGGCTCTCTTACGCAAACTTTTGAATATAAACCACGTTTTTCTGCTACTAAGTAGATAAACTGCCTGTGCCATTCCTGCGCGGTACGCTCCGAAACATATACCACCATAGCAGCGCCCTGTAAGGTGTGTGTGCGCTTCCAAAGAACCAGATCAATAAGCTTCAGCCGTTCCGCGCCATCGGAAAGCTGCTTTGTTTCCTCGACAGCAGCATCTACTGCATCGATTTCCTCGCGCGTCATAAGCGTACCGCCCTTGTAGCTTCGTACCATCCATTTTGCGTAGCCCCACCACCCATAGCGCGGTTTGCTCACCGTATCAGCCTCCTCGTTTCATTTTCTCGTCTACAACATCCTTCAAGCACGCGCACAAGAACGCCCCGTTTGTCATCACGTGCCACAGCGACGGCAGCCCGGATTCCTCGTCAATGTGCGTCGGGTCGTCCCAAATCGCGAGGACGTGCCTTAAAAGCGCCTCGTGCCATCTCTCCGGCGCAATGCTGCGCCAGTCCTCCGCGTCTTTGTACTTTTGAAGCCCGTATTCCCGCGTCGCCATGATCGCCTCTATTGCCTCCACGGGGACGGTGGACGGCCGGGGCTTTCCGCCGTCAAACTTTGCGCCCTTCAACTGCTCCATGCGCTTCCTCCTTTCATTTCACCCACCAATCTTTAATCGTATCGTTCCGTTCGAAAAACGGCTGAAAGAACGGGCCGCAGAGCTTCTTAAGGCTCGAGTCCAGCCGGTGAATTGCATCGTCGGATTCCTTCTTGCCCAGCCATGCCACACCGTACTCTGCGTCCAGCTGCTCCATTTTGTCCAGAAGTTCTTTTGCCTTCGCCGGGCTTTTGAGCATGCCAAGTTCATGCGCCGCCACAAAGAGGAGGTCCACCACCTTCTGCTTTCCGGCTTCCATGCCGGCGGCAAAATAAGCCTTGTTGCTTCTGCGAATACGCTTTGCCAGATCGTTCATTGTACTCATAGCTGTATCCCCCTTATGTACTTGTCAAAATACGTCACAGCTACCGCCATAGCCGCCCACATGTCCGCCGAGAAGCCGTAGAAAAAGCCCGGATTCTTCTTCGTCCCTTTCCCGA